AGATGTATATTGTGCTCTCCTTCCGGCAGTGTCAGCTCAACCGGAATCCCCCCGCAATTGTAGAGGCGTGTTTCATCTGTCATGGCGCTATTCCCTCTTCATATGCAAAATTTGGAATGTCCAATCCCAACCTCCGTGCTATTTCTTCTAAATACCATTGTTTATGGTGTTCTCCATCTATGGAAAGTGCATCCATAATTAAATCTTTAATTGTTTGTTCTTCATCTGTCATTCTCTCACCAACTCCAAAAAGTCCTCTGCTCTCATAGTCACAAGCCATTCTGTCCGGTTCTTCCGGTGCGCCACAATCGGGATCTGGTTGTTTGCATCCCTGATACTCTGCTGCATAGCATCGTGTATATTCAGGCGTTCAACGCGCTTCACCTCCACATGATACCCTGGAAGTCCGATCACGTCCTCTCCCTCAATCCCCGAATACTGCTGACCGCGTCTGGCCTCGCTGAAACCGTGAGCGCGCAGAAACTTTGACAGCTCTCTTTCACCCGCGGCGCCTTTGCGTTTGCTGTTAATTGTCATGTTTTAGTCCTCATAATAAGGGCATTTGGTTTTCTTATTTACATTCATGCAACCTACAACAATGTTAAAACTCCTCTTATCTGACATAATTAATCCTCCTATAGATTTACAATACCCACATCCATCTGACAGACAAAACGTGTTTGGGTCAAAATGTTTGCAATGCTCAATTTTAGTCTTCATCCTCTCTCACCTTCCACTCCTTACATGTGTTCTCGTTCCCTCTCCGCTTACCTGTAACCTGACATTTACCGGTGTGCTTATCATCCTGCATCCAGTGTTTACAGGTATCGCAATTTTTTCTCATTCTTCCACCTCCTCATACTGCGCCTTAAACTCGGTATCAGATATCGTGCTACTCTCCCGGCCGTCATACACCGCCCAGAATCCAAAGGGCAGCTCCGGCACATCATGTGACATACATCTGAATGCACTTACCCTCAAACCACTCTCTGTGTGCCTGTATTCTCTGATCTCTGTTGAGTGGATATAATCCACCAACATCTGCCTGACAAGGGCGCTCCGTCCCACTACACCGGCATGAGAATCAATGTAGTCCACGATCTCTTCAGTCAGCGTAAAGCTGACTGTTATTTTTCTTGTCATTTTGTTTGCTCCTGAAAAATTAATTGTAAAGTTCTTTTACTCTCTTTTTTGCTTCTCTTGCTGTGTTCACTGATTCCACTAAGGTGAAACCGTTTCTTGTTGCTTCGTTGTGGTTTTCTGCCTCAAAAAACCAATATGTTGTTGCGTATTCCATCTCCATTTTGTAAACGTTGTATTTCATTTCTTCTTCATCTCCTTTGTTACAATATAGTATTAGGCTTATAGGTATATAATGGTTTCTAATATCTAAATGAGTTATTTGAGTTATTTGAGTTTTTTTAGTTTCTGTTTTTGTTATTTTGAAGAAAACAAACAAGATGCGCCTTTCTTTTTACAAATTAAACACAGTTTGAGTTTGTTGAGTTTTAGTTTTTATTTTGGGTCAAATTATCAACAAAAAAACAAGAACCGTAAAACAGTAAATAACTAAAATAACTCATATACTAATATAATATATATATATTATATATGTATATTATAGTTATTTAGGAGATTGCTCCCAATTTTAAAGAGATTGAGTTTTTTTAGTTTTTTTTGCAGAAACTCAAAAAAACTACACAAACTCAAATAGCCCATTCGGACTCATTAAAAAAGTCGTGGAGAATATATCTCTCCGCGCTGCGCCCGCCTTTGCCTTTCAGGCTTGCAGAGACACTAACGAGATCATAATCGTCACAAATTACCTTGATTACCCCAGTTCTTACGCGATCATCAGACTTCCCGTATAGCGGACACTTTCGGGATAGCTCCTGCACTGTTGATCCCATATTCTTACCCTGCCGGATGTGTTCTATTACCTGTTTGCATATTGCCTCAAAGTCGCTGTTTGATACACGTGATTTAATCTTATCAACCGTCTGCTGTGCATAATAGTTTACATACTCAATTGCCCATCGTGCATGTTCCTCAAGCACCTCAAATGAGTTGCACGATACCGCAACAATCAGAGATACCCTCATAGCAATCTCATTTGTTCTGCCGAGCACCTCCGCGATATTATACATATCAAGCGCGTTCTCCTGTTTTATTAATCTGTCTTCAAATTCTGAAAATAATTTTTCCGCGCCGGACGAAATCGGCACGATAACCGGATCAGGCGGCAGCTCTGCATCCTCAAAGTCTGCCATATTACCATCTCCCGAATGCGCCCGGGTGCACCTGTATATCCAGTGCAGGACTTCCGGATCAATCTCAACGTTCCCGCGCTTGCGGGTTTTCTGTCTCCCCACTTCAGATTCAACGATAATAAATCGAGGGATAAACCCTGACGTTATATTCTCCATTGTGATTGCATTATAAAACGTGGACGGTGTGGTCATCGCGATAATAGACAGGGCCGGATGCGAGATCGTGCGGTTCGCCTGCATCGCCTCTTTTTGTTTTTGTGTTGCTCCGAGAGTTGATAACGCTGGGATCTTGGCAATACCCCCACACCGCCCCCACATCTGCATCATAACAGAGAGAGCATCCGCGCCATAGGCATTATTCGCTTTTTTCGTGCCCTCTAACAATTTCCCAAACTCATCAATAATCCCAATATGGGTTGGAAAATCTCTAAGCTCAGAATAAACCGCGCTGCCCGATGAATATTTAGACGTGCCGATCCTGTCTGCTCTGTCCGCAAGTGTCAAAAGCTCTGTTATTATAGTTCCAGCGTGTTCCTTGCCTGCTGATGACAGGCCCACGTTGATAAAATACAGCGAAGAATAATTATTCCAGTCTGTTTTCCACCGCCGCCCAAGCACCACAGACCCAAGCGCCAGGGCCGTCTGCACGGCAAACTGTGGCTGCGATTTTGGCGCTGTTGCCTCATAATAATCAACCACTTTTCCCAATATTCCTGGCACGGTTAGGAGATTTGGAGGCGTTGAAACTTTAGGGATCTCTTTAATCTCATCCGGCGCGCTGTTTCCTGCGAGCGACTGGAAAAGCTCTTCCCCGATTTGAATCTCCTTTGCAAATGCCGGCGAAATATAATTCTTTGAATACTGATCCGAGACAAGAGAGAGAGCCATTTCTATGGTGCGCTCTGCGTATCCCTTGCGCTTATCCCACTTGTCCTCGCGGTATAATCCTGAAGACCTGAAAATCTGATCAATCTCAGCAGGGTTCTTGGTAAAAAATGCAATCTTGCAGCAGAGCGCCTCATCCGCTTCAGAATGAGATTTATATCCGGATGAGTTACCCATAAACAGATCCCGCGCTTTGGGATCATTCATTAGTTTCTGTTTAATTTCTTCTGTTGATATCCACGACGTTTCCCGGGCCAGTTGAAACGGGTTTTTTTTAGGGGTTGCAGATTCGGGATTGAGGCGATAATAAATCTGTTTTAAAACATCTGGATCAATCTCATTTACTGCATCTGACGAACCCTTATATTTATCCCCTGTAACCGTAAAAAAGCGCCCTGAGAAATACAACTCCCCGATCGGCTTGTTTGTGCCCACCTTCCAATCCGGCAGTTTATCGCCCTTGCAAATAATGTGTATACCGTTGCCGGACGGGCTTATCTCTGTATAACTATTGATTGCCGCGACCTCTGCAGCGATGGCAGGATCAATAATCTCTCTATTCTCGTTTAGGACCGGCTTAATCACATTGCCTTCCGCGTCTTTCTCAGAATCGTAATCTATCCCTATATACCTGTCAGACTCCTTAAACGCAAACCCGATGCCGGAAAAATCGCCAGACTCTACATATTGGATCAGAGCATCAAACGACCATTCCGCCGTCTGTGATCCTGTCTTGTGGCCTGCCGGGGAATAAGGCACTTTCGTCATGCGCCCGTTTGCCGCGCGCTCATACCGCCACAATATCCACTGCTGACACGCTTTTAGTTCATCCGGTATATTCTGCGCGTTGTTTGTGATTGTCATTTAAAAATCTCCTTTTTCAATTTCTGCAATATACTTTAGAATAGGGAAAACTTGTTGCGGTACAACGGCATTTCCTAAACATCTAAGTCGGTCCACCCGTCCGGGAAACCCATCAACCACTCGACCCACCGCGGGTTCAGTTTCCCACCTGCTACATATGCCAGGCATGGGGTGTTCCTCTCGCCCTCGCTCTTGCACGTTCCCGTGTCCTTTGAGTCGTGGGCTGTTGGTGTGGGAAAGAATTGGACCATCCTTGCTAATCCTATTGATCCCTCTACACCGTTCTTTGTTGTCTTTTTTATTGATCCACTCTTCAGTATCTTGTAATGATCTGTTTTCGCAATTATTGATCCTGCGGTCCCGTCCGTTGCTGTTGGAGTGGGCCACAATGAAACATCTGTCTCTCCTGTGCGGCGCACCAACGGCACAAGCCGGAAGTAGGATCGCCCTTGTTTCGTAATCAATATTTTCCAGGTCAGTGAGCACATTGTCGAGTGCCATACTGACGAACCCACCAACATTCTCTCCAAGGACCCAAGTGGGCCGCAGCTCTGACACAACTCTAAGCATTTCAGGCCAGAGGAAACGGTCATCATCTTCGCCTCTTTGCTTCCCGGCACAACTGAACGGCTGACACGGGAATCCGCCGGACAATAAGGTAAGCTGGTGTGTTTTGCATTCTCTCCTAAAAGATTCTTTTGTGACATCTCTTACATCTCTCCATCTAGGTATGGTTCCAAAGTTTTTATGTAATACTTTACGCGCATAATCGTTCATCTCGCATTGACCAATTGACTTAAACCCGACCCATTCTGCGGCAAGGTCAATACCACCTATACCGCTAAATAGGCTTAAGTGTGTGAGCACAAAGAATCACTCCCTATCAAAATAATCATTCAGCCGCTTCAGGGTATCAAGCGTTATATTATCCGTCTTGCCGCGTGCAATGCGCCATACGGTCTGATAAGACAACCCCGTTACTCCTGCAACTACAGTAAGATTTCTATCCTGTAATAAATGCACAATCTCTATTAATTCTTTCATAGTATCCTTTTTGACCTATAACTATATAAAACCTATTTAAAAATATTAACAAGTAAGGTATATATACAATTAATACAAACTATCACTTGCAGTTTGTGAAACTAACAAACGAGCAACGAACGGAGAACAAAGAACATGAAAGACACAGAAGAATATCAATGCGGTTATGCCGATGGGCACGACGCAGGATATTGGG